TGAGATACTCTTTTAATTGAACATCTTTTACACTCATATGCATATGCTGACGGTACGTTTCCTCGATCTTTCCTAGTTTTGTAAAAATCATTTATCAACTCTTTCATCTCACCACATATCTTACATTTTCTCTGTTCAAAGAGTAAATGTTCTAATCCAAACTGATCCTCAAGTTCCATCAAAACCATCTCCAAGGTAACATTGACATACCTAACATATTCAATACTGGTTCAAATGCTAGTGCGATTAATGTAAACATTAAAACTTCTATGAAAAATTGTTTCCATAGAGGTTGTTTTAACTTCCATTCTTTAAACTTATTTGGTTTTCTTGCACGTTCATATGCTCCTGACTTTTCACCAATAAGATCTGTCCACCAACTTGGATCTACAATATTTCCTAATAATTTTAAAAGTCTAATCATCTGTAATCCCACATATAAGAACGATCACCGTATTCATCAGCATACCATCTATCTCCCTCACCATCAACAAAACTTTCATCGTCTCTTCCATCAACAATAAATCCAAATGGTGACATATCTTGTTCGATTTGGTCTCTTTGATCTTCATATATTCTCTTTCTAACATCTTGGTCTGTAAGTTCTTTAAAATATTCTTGTTGAACTAACCATGCGTATATTACCAGACACATAGCAAGGTCATCATTACATCCCTCCTCTGCTTCAAATGAGTTATGTTTCTGTATGAATGTAGTAAGTTCAGATATAATATCGTAGTCGTTAAATATTATCTTTTCATCTTCGATTAAAGTTTTTAAGTTAGAACATCCAACTTTCTTAACAGTCTTGGACATCTTGACTCCAAGTTGAGTCTTCTTACCTGAGAATCCTTGTCCTACAATCTGACCAGCACGACCTCTCATAGAACATAATAATAAATTATCATATTCTAAATCATATTGAATAATACTTGCAACCTGATCTCCGATATCATTTACTTCACATAAAATAAAAGCGTTGTTGTATGCTTTCGCAATATCTACAATAATACTGGGAAACAACATTGGTTTGATTTCATTATTCTTATACTTACCAATCACTTTATGTGGAAATGATGTGATATCTGTGATTATAAATGCAGAATAGTCAATACCCACACCACGAGCCACGTCAACTGTGATGACATAATCATGATTCTTTATCGGTTCAAAGTAAATATCTAATCCACGATTGCTTTGTATTGGTTCATCATATACTAATGATTTTAACTTTGCAGAACTAATCAGAGTATCAACAGAGCCTAGAAACTCACACTCAAACTCAACACGAAACTGTTGTTCAGATGTGTTCGCTATTGTTTGTTCTTTCCAATATGAATCTCTGCCTGGCACTTCAGACCAGTGAACTTCAGTAGGCACATATTCATTCTTCTCTCTTTCAGCATCATGCCACATACGATAGAAGTGATTCATACCGTGTGGTGTAGATACAACTATGACTTTTGTTCTTTGTCCAGAAGATATAGTAGGATAAACAGATGCAAAGAATTGGTCAGCAATGTGATTCGGGATAAAAGCGAACTCGTCAAGAAAGATGACATTATAGGATCCACCTCGGACAGCAGATGCAGACGTAGATGCAGCGAGTATTTTTGATCCATTTTCTAATTCTAATGATCCTTTATTCCATGCAAGTATACCTTGTTGCATCCACTTTGGCAAGTTTTCGTATGCAAGTTGTAACCTACCTAATAAATCTCTGGCAGTAGAGGCTTTGTTTGCCAATATAGCAATATTAACGTTATCATTAAAAACTGCATAATGTAAGAGATAAGATACAACTGTAGTGGATTTACCCGTCTGCCGAGGCATTTTACAGATGTTAAAACGGTTTTCATGGAAATTACTTATTAACTTTTTCTGAAAAGGATACATCTTAAAGGGAACTAATCCCTCATCAAGAGATACAATCTTTATATGTTTATTTGCAAAATATACAGGATCTTCTTTACATTTTAAAAATTCAACAATATTCTCCTGTGTAAATTCAATAGGAGTATTTGCCTTTTTTAAATTGGGATTACCAAGATAAACTTCACTCATTTAAATAATTATGAAATAGTAAATGCCACCTTAACTACTTTGACACTTCCACCATTTGATGCTGCAGTTAATGTATCTGTAAAATCTTTTTCAATCACAATTGATTGTAAAGTACCTAAAGTAAAACTACCAATTGTAGTTCCACCTGAATCTTTTCTTGTTATGACTAACGCTGCGGAATGACCATTGTAAAGTCTTACCACACTAGCTGAGTCAACATTTGAAGCAGATGATAAATCACCCTCTGCTGCTAAGACTTTAATTAACATAATTCTAAACTTTATTGACTATTTATGCTATGTTTTATTATGCTTTTTTTAACTTTGCAGTTAATCTTTTCAGTTTCGTGTAATCACCAGGTTTATCGGGGTTTAACTCAGGATATGCTTTTAAGACATCGCTATCAATTTTACCTGTGTATTTCTTGTTTTTTGTTAAATCTATAGGTATCCCCGTATTTCTCAAAAATTCTGCATTTTCATAATTTTTAGCATCTTTAGTTCTTATCTTATCTAATAAACCTCCATCTCTTGTATCATATGGATATTTAAAGGTTCCCTTTGGTGTATATTGTTCAGTAAACTGTTTAAATGTTTTCATTACACTTTTGGTTTTGGTATTGGCACTAATTTTGTTGTCTTTTTTCTACTACCATCAAATCTGGTTGTGGTTCTGTAACCCTTATCTCTAATGTCTATAATAACATTTTCAGCTTCTTTTAAAAAATCTTTAAAACTTTTCATCAGCAGTTCCACCTTCTAAGTGCCTTGTTTATTCTTGAATCTGGATCTCTTCTTGTTTTAGCAGAGGTAAGTTTCTTTTTCATACCTTTCATTCTTCTACAGAATGATAGTCTTCTCTTTGCAGATTTAGATCCTTTCTTTAATTTAGATGGTTTAGTTGTTACAGCAGTTTGTAATTTAGAACCAGGATTTTCACGACGATATGCCTTGACTGCCTTTTTACTTAAACCATCAGTCTTATCTTTACGATTAACCTTTTGCCAATCTTCATCTAAATCTTCTCTCCAGTTAGATGGAGATGGTCTTAGTGGTTTTGGTTTGATGATATCTACTGTTTCAACTTCTGTAAATTTAATATCATCTTTATTCCAATCTTGAATTAACAATTCACTTTCAATCGCAGTCATCTCTTTCAAAGCTTTTGCCAATTTTTTAGACTGTCCTAAATGTGTCATAGAGCCATCTTTTAGTGCCTTGATTAATTTCTTTACAAATGGTATATCTTTTTTATCTAATACTTCAGGTAAAAAAGCATCACTTATTACCTTCTCAGGTAGTTTAGCATGTTTAGTAGACGCATATTTTTTTGCATCTTTTTTACTCATTCCTTTAGCTGCCTTTTTAACTTCATCTGAAGCATTTGGCATTTCACCTTTTATATACGCATAAACCATACCCATAAATCTTTGTTGACTTTTAGATAATGCCTTTTCAGAAACGATTTCACCCTCTAATTCATTTGACAAATATAAATCCCTATAATCAACAGGAGATTTCACACCTTTTGGTAATGCCATATTTTTAGGATTTTTAGGTGTCTTTGGTATTGTTGTTTTTTCACTTACAAATTCATCGTTTAAGTCACTCTTTTCTTTATCAATAGGATTACCAGGTGGTAAAAATAATTGACTTGGTACTTTATCTAATGGATTATAATCACCTGTTTTTTTAAATATTTTTTTTATTTTTTTTCCTATGTTTCTTATTTCGTTTATTTCGGAAGAAGTATCCTTTACTTCTTCTTCTTGGACTTTTTTACGCAGTTTGGATACCTCTTACCAAACATAGTTTTCATTCCTTTCTTTTCATATCCTTTCCAACATTTCTCATCTAATGTTTCTCTCCAATCATAATGTTCTTTTTTCATTTTATCTTTTAATAATGGATTTTTTTGATATGGATCACCAGTAAATTTACCATCCTTATCATAAGCATCTTTATATC